CGCCTGCGTTGCGTTCAGGTCAATGAGGTACTCCTCACCAAACCTTTTTTGTTTTTCTGTTAATTTTGGCATTTACCCCACCTTCCTTTCGTTGGGTATAAGAAAAGCCCTAATCAATAGATTAAGGCTTGAAATATAAAAACCATATCGGTGGCTTCACCGAAATGGTTTTAATTACATATTCACGGAAAAGCGAACCGGACGCTTTCACGCCCGGAAAGCCTACTGTTTTTTCCGTTGGCTTTTATTTTGGATTCTGAATCCATTATTATGATAACATAGAAACATAGTGGCATTCAATGCCCTAAAAAATATTTCCATGTATTTGGATAAATTCCTTCATCGCCTTGTTATGTACCTTGTAAATACTTCTTAGATCCTCATATCCTAACTCCTCCTGTATCTGCTCCCATTTTTTAAAGCGTATATACCGTTTCATTAATACAAGCCTGTACTTTGGGTTTTTTATCTGGTATATCTTCAAGCGGATTTCTTTTTTCGTTTCAAAAAGCTTATCGGTTTCCTCGTTTATTTTTTGAGTTAATTCATCATGCTTGTCAATATAAGCGGCAAGTTTGATTTCAGCGTTGTTGTCGTTATGCACGCCGGGCGGCATATCTGTAAATATCTGCGTACATCGGCAGATATCCGAATCGAGTTCCTCAAGCTGTAATATGTTTTCGTCTATCTCCTTGTTAATATAAAAGCTCTGTTTTAAATACTCTCTTGCAGTCACGCCCTTACCTCCTCGATCCTGAAAATATCAAGCCTTTTACCCGCTCTGATTATGTACCTTCTGGCGGCTCTTGCGGAATCGAACTCCAAGTACCCGTTATCGAGCGTTCCGAGGTAACGGCTGGTCAGCTTATTAAATACGCGGTATTTTTTAATCATATCAGTCTCCTTGACCTAAAGTTATATTTTATATCGTCTATTCTGTCAAAGTTACTGGACTGTCCCGGTCTGCCCTGCGGCAGTTTCGCCGCATGCAAAGCTTTTGTCTCTTCCTTTGTCGCTAATCCGTTAAAATGACAATCGTCCTCATAAGGGCATCTGCCGTTTAAGCAATCGTAAGGCGGATTGCATTTCGGTTTACAATACATCGTTAAATTTAATGTACTCCACAA